CGAACCTGAAAAGGAATACATCGAGCGAATCATCAGCGATTCCAAAGAACAGGGTCGGTCTGCGGCGGATGCGGGAACTGCTATCCATGCATCAATTCAAGGACATTATGAAGATAGACCAACAGGAAAACACCAAGAGAGTGTTGATGCCTGTACCAAAGCAATCACCGAACACTTTGGAGACGCCATTTGGATTTCCGAAAGATCATTCTCACATGAGTTCGGTTTTGGCGGTAAGTGCGATCTATTTTGCACTGGCACCCTCAATGCTGTCGTTGATATTAAAACCAAGGAATTCACCGACACCAAAAAAGTTGAGGGGTATGATGAGCATCTGATGCAGTTGGCGGCTTACCGAGTGGGCCTGGGCATTCCAAATGCTCGATGTGCCAATGTTTTTGTGAGCAGAAATGTGCCTAACTTAGTAGTGGTCAAGGAGTGGAGTGAGGAAGACCTCGTTCGCGGATGGAAGATGTTCCTTTCCCTTCTTGAATTTTGGCAACTTAAAAATCAATTCTGATCATGGAAAAAATACAAGCATATAAAACTACTGATGGCACTCTCTTTGACAATGCCATTCAAGCAGAGAGACATGAAATGTTTCTTGAAAAAAACATAATCGTTGAAGATTTTCTCGACAGCGAACTAAACCAATACAAAGCAATGACCTCACGATCTATTGCTCGTACAACTGTTATCAACTGGGAACTTTGGAAAGTAAAAAATGCAATTGAGTGAAGAAACCGTTAAGCAAATCTTTTTCTACTGTGATCAGCATGAACCCAATGCTCTTATTGCAGATGAAGTGGACATTGTTCAATTTGCCCATAAGATTGCGGCTTACGTTGAACCAATGATTGCTGCAAAGGAACATCAAAGATGCGTAGAAATTGTCAGCAACATGAACCGGGAAGTGGCGAATTCTCTAAACAACCAGAAACCGAAATAGAAAAGGCTCTTAGAGAAGCCTATGAGAGGGGCTATGACGATGGGTTTGAGGAGGCTCGTGAGAGTTTCTTTCAGACCCAAATGTTGCTCTCTCATACTGGTGGATCAGCATAAAAAAAGCCCCCAATGAAGGGGGCTAAGAAGGAGAGTGGCAACTGCTCCTCAATGGCATTCTACTCCTTTGAGCCTCGGCTTTTGAGGTAATCGTTTAGCATTACCGCGGGGATGGCTCCTGCACCCATGACTGTGCCAACCGCACGTGTCATAGGATGGGGAATCATAGAAAGACCTGAGCCTAAAGCACCGATGCCTTGGATGACTGCACCGCTTGTATCGCCTTGCTCATATCGTTCAATGAGGTCAGCAATGTCGTAGCCCATCGAGCCGCCAGCAATGGCTGGGCCAATGATTGGAATGCGAGCCAAGGCGCCAGTCTTGCTGACCATGTTGGCTCGTTTTGCTGCTTGTGCCGCCGCTTTTTCTTGTTTGAGGGCATCTTGGGAAAGTATTTCGGCTTCTTTTTTCTTGCGAATCATCATGTCTAAGATTGATTCACCTTTTTCTGGAATGCCATATAGATTAGACAAACGTGAAGATACTTGCCCTTGGCCTTTTGCACGCTTATAAGCAGAATCAACCTCTTGAACGGTTGTACCTTTACCATAACCAAAACCAGTTGTTTTTTTCCACTTTTGACCAGCAGAGTTTGGATCACCTATGGTATGTGCAGATGCCGCTTGACTTGCTTCAGCCGCCAATTGATTGGCTTTAGCCGCCTCTGTGCTTGCTTCAAAAGCATTAGTAATCTTATTAAGTGTGCGGTTGCCGACATCTGCTGCCCCAGCAAGTACACCAACCCCAGCACCGCCAAGGGTCATCAAGGGCTTGTCTACACCGCCCTCTGGGTCTGAAATAGCATACCTAACTGCATCATACTTATTGCCAATGTTTGATTGCTGTAATGGGTTATCTAAGGGCTGTGGTTTACCACCAAGATCAACACCACCTTGTTGTTGAGCCTCTGCTTGCGCAGGCAAGTAACCATTGATGCTAAGGTCTCTAAAATTATTTACATCACGCCAATAGTTTTGAGTCTCTTTGGGTAAGAGGGTGTCATCACCATGCTTGGCATAGCGGTCAGCCACTATGGGTCTAGAGTTGTAAGCAATAGTTGATAACTTGGCATCACCTTTGTAGCGATCTAAGTTTTCTTTTAGGATGCGCACGCCAGCAATAATATTCATATGAGGATCATTTAAATCCTCAATTTTCATCCCTAGTGGCTGGGCATTGGCAGGCATTACTTGCATCACACCCATAGCACCACTATCAGGGTTAACCCTGTTTAGAAACCTATTCTCTCGAAAGCCAATAGCCAATGCCAACTCAGGGTCAACATTATTGGCTCGCGCCTCGTCCGCAATCATGCGAGCCGTGACTTTTTGATCTTCTGTAAGTTTGCCAAAGTCCATGTTTTACCTCAACGAATTTGTGACTCAAGCGAACCACCACCAGAGGGTTGAACCCGGGTGCTTGGTGCTGGCTTGATGTTGGGGAAATACTTGTTGGCAATCTGTTTGGTGACTTGCCCATATTGATCATAACGCTGTGACAACTCAGATGACTGCTTGAAGTCATCCATTAAGCCTGTTGGGTTTTTCTTCTTCCAATCACTGTATATCTTTGATATATCTTGATCATACTCAGCACGAGCCTTGACCAACTGAGACTTAGCCATAGCAGAGTCTCTTGTGTCTTCCCACACATTGGGATTTAAATTGGCAATCAATACGCGCTCACCCTCAGTAATTGCACCCTGTTTAGGCATCAATGAAATTGTGTCCTGTAAGTTCAGCATTGTGCTATTACGCAAAATCATTTGAGCAGCGCTCAACTCTGCACCTGTAGCGCCAGCAAGTTGCATGGCTTTCTTGATGTTCTGAATCTCAAGGGTTCCAAGAGGCGTGCGAACCCCTTGCTTTCCTTCAATAGCCGTAGCAATGATGTTACGAATCGTTGGCTTTGTAAAGAACTCAAACACACGACCTGTATCTTTGCTCTCAGCCAAGCCATAAATAGAGTCAGCAGCAATAGTTCGCTCCTGAGCAGTATCACGGGACAATTGCAGTCTGTCAACTTGTGCCTGATCTGCTTTACGTTGTTCAGCCCTTCGAGTAATCTCTTCTTGCTTCTCAACTTCTATTTGCTCAGGAGACTTTGGAGGTGTAAAGACTGGCTTTACAAGTGGCTGTGGAACACCGCCAGCGGCAGGAACGCCTGCGGGTCCTGGGGGAGGAGTTCCTGTTGGTGCGGTCGTAGGGCGTGACTCAGGGCGTAAGTAGCCTTGGTTATCATAAAACTTAAAGAGCGCCTGATAGTCACCAGTGCGTTGGTATTCCGCACGAGCATTTTTGTAGGCTTCATAGTCTTTTGCATCCATCTTAATGGTTTCACGCAAGTCCCCAACATAAACATCACGAGTTTGCAAACCAAATTGTTGACGTTGAATGTCAGTCTTCTCAGCCTCAATGCCAAGTTTTGCTTCTTCTATTTGATTCTTTTTCATGCTATCAAGAATTGAAATCAAATTCTTGTCACCAATCCGTTTAGCCGCCCACAACAACTCATCAGTTATGGGCATACCGCTTTGGGCGGCTTGCAGTATTCTTTGTGATGGGGTTAAGGGCAGACCAGTAACATTAGATGCTACTTGCACACCTTGAGATGGCACAGGAGGTGTGCCAATAGCAGGGGCAGATGCATTGGCATTGATAGGAGCGCCACCAACTGCTGGCATACCAACCGCGGGCTTGCCCATAGCACCACCGGGTAGGATGCTCTTCATAATTGCATCACCAGCCAATTGCTTTTTCATTTCCATTTCTTGGCCAAGCAACTCAACTTCTAACTTTTGATTTTCTTTTTGGCGCTGCATTTCTTTATCAGCCGCCAAACTAGCACCCTCACCCGCATATCCTACTGATTCACCAAATGAGCCAGTACGAGTAGGCTTTAAAAAACCACTTGCTGCGGCCATTGTTACTGGATCAAATAGTTGATTTTTTCTATTATCTAAACCGGCCCTCAAGCGTTGTATGACTTGGTTCATTGTCTCTCGTGTAGAGTCAATGTCCTCCATCGTCTTAGTGATGTAGTCAGATACTGGACTGACTTCCTCTTGCTCCATGCTAGAGGCACGAGCGCCAACATTAATATTCCCAGCCGCTTGCTGAGAGGGTAGGGCTTTTTGTTGAGGTGCCTGCTGAGGTGCAGATGCTTGACCTAATCCGCCTTGTGGTTGTAGTGCCATCTTTTACTCCACCAAATAACCGTTTGCATCATACAAATTACCATTTCCATCATGGTAAGCAGGCGCACCAACTGAGCCGCCATCTGCTTTTTCCATAATGCCGCCATCTTTTGCTGTTGGTGTTCTAAAGAATGAACCCAAACCAGTCAACAAGCCAGCAATCTGAGACAGAGGGCTATTTGCATATGAGCCAGCATCAGGGCCAGTGTACTGCTGAACTTGACCCGTTGGGATGTTTTGGCCTTTGAGCAAGTTAGCATACTGTTGTGCTTGAAACATTGGATAATCCAACATTTTTTGACCTTGAGCCTGTTGTTGGGTGCCATAGTCATACATAGACTTCAGACCTCCCAGGCCCAACTGTTGTTGCTCTTGCCCTAATTGGGTAAAGCCTTGACCCACTTGTAAAGCCCGGGTTAAGTCACCCTGAGCCAATGCACCAGCCTGACCATAACCTTGTTGTAATGCACCCATTTGGCGACCAACTAAGTCAGATTGCATATCTCGCAAAGTTTGACCAGTAATTTGTGATTGGCGGCGTGAGCCAAACTGACCAGAGCCTGTAGCCGCTGCACCCAAATTGGGCAATACATTTTCTTGAATGTTGCGTTGCTGCAGGCGACCCATCTCTCCTACCACACCACTAGTGTATGGGTTCATGTAGTCGGCAATGACATCAGGAACCGTTGTAGAGCCAGCCTCGCCCATTAATTGGGATGCGGCACCCAAAGACCCAGCACCAGAAAAAGCAATATCTGGGGCCATTTGAAAGGCTTGCTGTTGCAGTGGGCTAAACCCAGCAACACCGCCTTGCTCTACGGCATTTTGACCAAGATTTGCAATGTCTTGCAGGTAATTGGTATAGAACTCAGGCGCAGTCTGTTGCGTCTCGGTCGTCTTTGTTACATCTGGTAACTGATCACCTTGGAATAAACCAGCCATTATCTTGCTCCCTTTAAGTAGGATGTAAGCGCCTTAGTCTTAGGCGGTATTTTATCAATAGATGCAGACCGCTTGTGCGATCTAATATTTTCTCTAAATTTGTCTAAAGCGTGTGCGCCAGCCTTAGTTGAGCCATTGCCAATTTGAGCCACAGTCTCAGCATCAATCACATACTCACCATCAGCAAGCATGGCTGGGATGTCATCAGACTGACCATCACCGGGGCCATGAACAGCCGCACCTTGCCTAAAGTTTAAGCGACCTTGAGTAATAGGCACATTTGAAAATGCGGGTAAACCCCCATGAGACAAACCACCAGACTTCATTGGCTGACCACTCTTAAGGCCAAGATTGACCAAAGGATCAATGTACTTGCCAAAGGTGTAGTGAGTTTGGTGAGCCATACCGCCGTCAGCCATCTCAGTTGATTCCTCTTCAGGGTTGTCAACCATCTCTTCTTCATCGCCATAGTCAGCACCATCGCCGCTTTGAACTTCTTCAGGATCAGCGTAGTCGCCTTCATTCACGGGGTTGAAGCCGGGGGCGTTCAAGTTCTTGTACAACTCATTGCCATACATTTCAGGCATTTCATCCTGAGAGCCATATTCATCATAGCCAACATAGCGTGCTGGGCCAATGCCAAAGTCTGTGGTGCGCGGGTTTAAAACGCCTACTTGAGACATATCAATACCACTTGAGTTTCCACCCCCACCATCGCCACTATTTGCACCCTCAAGCAATGAAGCCAACAATGCACCAGCAGCAGCTGACCCAGCATAAGTACCTAAAGAGTTTTTGATGGTGTCAAGTATCCCTGAGTTGTTAGGCAAGCCCCCTGTAGGCTGTTCTGTAGGGTCTGTGCGGTATCTTTGACCGCCAGTGCTACCTGTGCTTGTAATGCCTGTAGATGGTGTTCTATCTACACTGCTTGGATCAGTAGGATTGCCATCAGGATCGGTTGTGTAAACAATATTGCTATCAGCATCAATAGTTATTGTGCTACCGTCCTCTTCAATACGAGTAGCTGTGCCATCGCCATTATCCTCATAGCCATCAGGCCAACCCTCTGGTGTGAAATTTAGTCCTGTGCCTTGACCTTCACTAATTTCTGGCAATGCTGAACGCAAGTAAGTGTTTTTTGCCATGCTACCAGCATATGGGGAAGTGTCGCCAGCAAACATTTTTGGATCATCAAACTCACCATAGTTGTAGTCAACATTTTGGAAAGGTTGAACTTCTTCAGTAGTGTCAGAGTAGCCTTCATCATCACCATAGCCTAAAGTGGTAGGGCCACCATCAATAAAGTGTTTGACATTACCGCCATGCTTCATCAAAGCCGCTGCTAAACCACCACGCTTCATTTCACCGTCATCACCTGAATCAAGGGAGTAATCGGTATCATCTTCAAGAGAATAGTCGGTGTCATCACCCAATGTGTCATCATATGTAGTGTCATCAAAACCTTCTTGAGTCCACTCACCATCAGCACCAAGATTCCATGTAAAACCTGTATCTGGGTCTGTATAGGTTGTTATATCCTCTGATGTATCGGTTGTACCAGTTGTACCAGTTGTATCATTGGCATCAACATATTCCCCATCAGCACCAAGGGTGTACATCAGGTTACCATCAGCACCATAGATGTTGCCACTATCATCTTGGAAGTAACCTTCACCAAGATCGGTCATGGTGGAAGTGTCTGTGCCAGTTCCTGCAACAATAGTGTCTGCACCTCCTGCACCAGTAAGGCTTCTAGTCAAACCAGTTGTAGTATCTGTACCATCTCCAGCAACAATAGTATCTGTACCATCACTACCTACAGTAGTGTCAGTAACCGCTTCCATGCCAATGATGTTTCCATCTTTGTCATAGGTTGTGACCATTCCATCTTCAGTAACTGAGTAAGAGCCATCTTCATTTGTTACGGCGCCTTCAGGAACAACATTTGCCTCTTCGTCAGCTTTAACTCGATCTAACTCGGCTTGAATTTGATCTTCAGTCAATGCACCAGTTGCACCTGTTGTTGCCGCTTTTGTAGCTGTGGAGCCTTTAGGAACAACAGGGGGCTTACCACCGCCTGTTGGAGGCTTTAATGAGGGGCCGCCCGTGCCGGGCTTCAACCCCACGCCACCCGCAGTTGGAATACCCGCAGGTTTTACTGCTGTTCCTACTGGCTTAACAACAGAAGTAACTGGGGAAGTTGGCAATTTGGAAACAGGAGTCTTTGGAGTTCCTGTAATCTTGTCAATGACTGCCTTTGTGGCCGCACCTAAAGCAGCACCAGTCAAAGCCGTACCCAACTTGCTTGTCGTGCCAGTAGACTTTGTAACCACTGGCTTTGCTGTAGGCGTAACCGATGTCTTGGTTGCAGGCGTAGTAGGGGTCTTAGATATTGCTGGCTTTGTTGCCGCAGTTGTCTTTGATGTGAGTGTAGGCTTTGTGGAAACCGCAGGTTTTGCCGTAGTAACTGCAGGTTTTTTGGCGGCTAAAGCAGGCTTTGCCGCGGCAGTTTTAGATGTAACAGAGGGCTTTGGTGCGGTTGCCGCAGGCTTCATCCCTATAGGGTTTGATGTAATGCCTGCACGAGGGCCACCAATGCTTGTGCGTGGAGCCAATGCACCAGAGGTTGTTGATGTAATGGGGCGAGATGTAACGCCGCCAAGGGATGGCAATCTACCCCCGCCAATAGATGATTGTCCACCTAAGTTGTCACCAGCGAAAGAAGAGCCATCACCTCGAACAACAGAGGTTACAGGGCGTCCTGTGGATAAGTTGCCTCGATCACGAACACCATTAGGTCTTAGGATTTCACGGCCTCGCTCACCCGCCTCCAAATTTACAAATGGCTCATAAATTGAGCGTTGTTGAAGTTGCGGCAGTTCGCTAGTTGACTTGCGTTTATTCAATATTGCCATTTTTTATCCCTTACCAATGGGGGTTTGTTTCAATGCGGTTAGTCCAGAGACATTTGTCAATCGTTTAAGTGTACTTACATCTACCTTTTTTGGGGCAGAAGTTGTCTTAATTGGGGTTAAATTTGCCACATTGACTTGGGTTGGAGGCTTTACAACTGTTTTGGCTGTATTTAATGTACTTAAAGCCGAAGGTTTAACCGCCGCTACTTTGGTTGTCGGTGTATTTGTCTTCAAAGCACCAACCAAATTGGCTTTTGTCTTATTAACTTTGGTTACTGGTTGAGTTAAAGATGTTGCTTTGTTCAGTAACCCAGTAGCTGTAGAAGCCGCCGCCAATCCAGTTCCAAGTGTACTAGCCGCATCTCGTGCAAGCAAGTTTAATCCACCAGTGCTGGTATCGTCACCAGTAGTTACATCCGTAGTATTGGTAATAGAACCTGTATTTGCAAGAACGGTAGAGCCAGCCAACAAAACCGCATTCATTAAAGTTGCATCGTTGACATTACCATTGGTAACCAATTGAGTTACAACTGGAGCCAAAACACTGGTGAGCAATTTTGCATCTGCTGTTGACAATCCCATTTCACTACTTAAAACACCAAGACCTGTATTAGTAACTGAATTCAGCAATGTAGTTCCAACGGCTTTACTGACATCTTGTCCAGTGGCCAAGGCTGTTATAGCCGCTGTGCCAGCCTTTGTTAGGGCGGTTGACATAGCAGGCGAAAGGTCTGATGGCAATGCCGTAGAAATCATTGGAGCCACACCAGCAGAAATAGCGCCAGTAACAGCACCCTTTAAGAATCCATCCCCAAACTGTCCGCCAGATGCCTCTGCCATGATGCCGCTTGTCACGCCATTGATGACAGCCTTTGAAACAACCTGAGACACAATCTCACTCATGCCAGCTTCAGCAAATGTGCTAGCAAGCATGGAGCCAACACCGGGCAACAAAAAGTTGGACGCAACCATAATGATTGGCATGATTGAGTCTGCATCACTGGTTGTGAAACCACTTGCAGAAACCACAGGTTTGCCAGTCTTTTGGTCAATCTTTAGCTGATAACTTGTACCGCCGCCACCTGTGTAGGTGTTACCAATGGTGTACTCAATTGGATTGTTCATTGCATCCGCTTTGGATAACAACTTGCCATTGGCAAACAATCCTTTTCCAGTTATTAGGTCATCAATTGTTCTGCTAACAGATGTACCGTTATCATCAATGACCTCTTTGGTCTTAATCTTGGCAACTTGATCAGGGGTCAAGTTTTTGCGTGTAGCTGACTCACCATTTGAGTCTTGAACAAGTGCGTAATATTCGCCAGTATCTGGATCAATACTGACACTGGCACTGCCTGTAATGTCTTGGGTTTTTAACTGACTCAAGTCGGTTATGCCAGTTTGCATAAACTGACGTGCCATATCCAACAGAACTTGCTCAGATGCCGTGGCAGTTCTACCTAGCAACTTGTTTGCTTCACTTGCATCAAAACCAATGCTCTTGCCTTTGGTTTGAAATGCACCACCAGTCATGGTTCCTGCGTTTTGTGCAATCTGTTGAGCAAGTGTTAGCAACTGAGCACTGTCATACTGATGACCTTGATAGTCGGTAACTGTTGGCAATGTTGTTGCAGTAGTTGTTGCGGCTGGTGTAGTTGCAGTAGGCGTTGCAGTAGTGGTTGCAGTAGTGGTTGCGGCAGTTGTATCAACAGTTGTAGTAACTGGACGACCATCTCTATCAATAATGGTGCCGCCGGGTGTTCTGAATGTGCCATCACCTAAATCTACAGGTTTTGGTTCATAGATTACTCTTGGCTCTTCTGGTCTAGGAGGTTCTTCCTTTACAGGTGGCTCATCTGGACGACGCGGAGGCTCCTCAACAGGTCTCTCTAGCGGAGGGGTAGTCTCAACAATCTCAGTAGGTTTTGAAATTTCTACCTGTTTTGTTTCGGATGGTGTATATGTTGGCGGAGCAACATCATGTTGCTGAAAGTAACTTACAACTGCATCTTGACCAAAACCAGTAGCGCGAGATAAATCAGAAATAGACACACCATACTGTGCAGCAGTCTCAGCAATCAGTGCAGGATTGTCAATGTTGGCCTGAACAAATGCTAGGATTTGCTCATCTGATGGGGGTGCAGAAGCAGCTACAACTTCAGGTGCAGTGTCTTCATAAGCGCCATCATATGAATCGCTGGAATTCATTATTCAACCCTTTGGTTAATTGCACCGACTAAAGCCGCCGCCCAATCGTGCCAATCTTCAAAAATGTCTGGGCTAGGAATACCTTCATTTGTAAAGGTATCGATTGCTTTTAAACCCATGCCCCACTCTTTCCAATCTGTTTGATCATTGGGAACTGATAACTGTTGACCAGCATACGCCTCGCACATGAGCGATGCCCATGACTGAAAATCGTGGTAGCGAGGATCGTAGACAAGAGCAAGTGCCATATTAACTTCCGTATGGGCGTGTATCACCCAACTCAGCGTTAAGCAAAAGGCGACCCAATTGATAGTCACCACCCTGTACGTTGCTAGTAAAAATCAAACGAATTTCCCTGCGCTGTTCCCTCATATCTACTTTGCCAGTGCTTGGGTCAAAGTAATATGGATCAGAAGTCACATCATTTGCTTGAGCAAACGGTCTGCCAGTGACTTGTACAGACATTTGTCCGTTTTGCACAAAGTCGGGTTCAATACGATCAACGCGAAGCCATTTGTTTTCACCGACCATTGAGGGCTGGGACGGGCCTCCCGCCACAATACCTAAGTCGCTAGTCTCAAAATAACTTTCGATGGCTTCTACGTTTGCACCTTTGACAGCATCAACACCTGTCTCGTGTTGCCATAAAGACACCAAAGTCATCACTGACGTTACTGCCAAAACAAATCCAGCACCAGCAGGTAATGCCGCAGACAATGAATTTCCAACTACATAATTAACACCACGAGTTGTGATTGTTACTGTGGTGACTACTCCACCAGCAACCACAATGGTTGCCAAAGCACCAGTTCCAGCACCACCAGTTAGGGCTTGGCTTGTGTATGTTCCGTTGGTGTATCCAGACCCACCAGAAGAAATCGTAACTACATTGATTGCACCAGTTGAGTTTGGCTCCCACCCTGCATTGATTGGGTAATGAAATACTTGAGAAAAGTAACCAGCAGAGCGACGAGCACCAAGGGCAGTTCCAGCATCGTACCAACAGTTTTCGCGGATGTTATAGATGACGCAATCATTACACTCGGTAGATGTACCAGAGGGGTAGAACCACCAAATCTCACCATAACGAGGAACCTTGGTCACATAAACCTTAGAACGCTGTGCATAGTTCAAGTTATCAAAAAAGTAGTTTTGATTGAACGTGTTTGGAATTTCTTTGACTGTACCGTTGTAGAGCAGGAAACGATCAACACCACACCAATAGTAGATACCGTCATACTCAATCACACACTGAGAAGACAGAATAGATGATTGGCTGGAAATGATGTCATAGCGCCAGTAGAACGTAGAAGATACACCGCCAGTAGATACAGTCGTTGGTGTGTAAGAAACGCGCACCAAAGAATCCAAAGTCCAAAACAATCCTGACGGAGCGTTAGAACCGCCTCGAACAGGCAAGCCCTGCACTACCTTAGTAGAGGCTACGTTAGTCTCGTTAGCATCAGCAGACACCCAATCAGATGGATTACCTGCGGAACTGTTTTTAATCAGTCCGTTGTTCCCATATACAAAAACATATGGGTGCAAAACCACAACACCGCCAGATACGGAAACATTATTGTCAAAGGTAAGGGTTACCGTACCGCTTGCCGTGGCTGGGTTAGACATAACGACACTTGTACCAACAACCGATACAACCGTTGTGCTGGCTGGAATACCAGTTCCAGTAATGGTTTGACCAGCACCCACTAATGGGTTTGCCGCAGACAAGGTAATTGTTGCATTGGTGTTTACAGTTGTTGCAGTGGCTGTAAAAATCCCAATTGGGGACATGGTGGTGCTTGTTATTGAACCACTCAAAACTGGGGTGTTAACGCTGTTGTTGATGTCCGCAAGGTTGCGACCAGCGTGTGCCAACAACAACTCGTTTCCGCTTCCTTGTGAATCAAACAAAGAGTCAAACTGCCACAAGTTATTTGCGTTTGCTGTAAAGCCAGTTAGTGTGAAATTCTGCAATGCCGATCCAACACCATTGTTGTCAATTGGAAGAACCTGCAATCCGTCAGAGTACCCGCTATAAACGTAAGAAAACGCATTCTGTGGGTTGACGTAAATTCCGCGAGAAGGGCCAGCCAAGTTTGCAATAATTTGTCTATACCCAAGAATCTTGCGTGGGCGACCACGTTGAAACCTTACCCAACGACCATCTTGATAATAGTTGCGATCAAAAACAGTACCGTCGCGCTGTATACCTGCTTCTGTATCAATGGCAAAAACTTTGGTTGTCATTAGAAGGTTCCTCCTAAAACACCACCGACAAAGTTACCAGTACCAGTTCCGCTTATGTTTACACCAGTTACGTTTCCTGTTGCGGCAACTTTTCCAACTACGCTAAGTCCCGTTGCATCTAACTCAAAACGATTAACACCCAAAATGGAAATATCAAACTTCCCATATCCAGAGCGCCACAAACCAGTGTTTGTTTCTGCCGCAAAATTGATGGCTGGTGTTGTAACTGTTCCATTGATCAAACTCAATGTTGTAGCGCCAGCCTGAACGGTGTTAGCGTTAAAGAAGTTGGTTCCATCGCAGATAAGAGTGGCTTGTTGACCGGGCGGAATAATTGCACTCGCGCTTCCACCAACACCAGTAGTCAGCGTAAGCGTGTACCCATTGTCTGTCGTTTGGTTTGACACCACATACAAGTTTACAACCTGCGGGTATGTTATCGTCACATTGGATGCCAATATGCCAACATACTCTTGAATCGTACTTTTAATGTCTGCACTGGTAAGTAAGTACGAACCACCCGTAACTGGGTAAACCAATGCAGTAAAAAAGAACGTGTTGCTTTGACCGTATCCAATTGTGTAGTAAGAAGTGCCATCACAAATAATGAATGCAGACTCGCTTGGAAGGAATGTCTTTGTCAGATTTCCATCAATCAATTGACTGCTTGTTGTGGCAATATTGATTGATCCAGTTCCATTATTTTTAAAGATGGTGAACCAATTGTTTCCAAGCGTAGATGCCAATGGCAATGTAAACGTACCAGCGCCAGAAGACCAAAGTTTTGTTTGAGCACGATCTGCGGCTACGAAGGTATACCCGTTGGCAATTGATGCAACTGGGTGGCTTTGGTTAAGCGTAGTGGTAATTGCCACCAATCCAAGACCAGCAAGGTCAGTCGCATTTGCAGATGAAGTGGTTGAGCCAAAAGCAATGACACCCCAATTTCCACCAGCAGTAGAGTTGGACGTTAAGTAGATATACTGTGATTGACCAGCAGTTATGGTGCAAATTGCGCTACCTGCAAAGTTCAATATGCTTACCGAGGCTCCGCTAATGTTGCGGATCAGTGCATCTTGACCTACCGATACCTGAGTGGCATCTGGCATCTTAATTGTCCATGATGCATTCTGATAGACGTCCATGATCCGAGCCGCAGGGTACTGCAACCCATTGGTGTTGGAGGGCCATTGCAACTGAAGGTTAGCCGTCAGGTTGTATGAGGCATAGCTGACATCCGTCGGTTGGATGACATCACCAGTGAAGGGGGAGGTAAAACTCATGTGTCAAGTACCGTTGCTTGGCGGTCACCAATACGCTGAGTGTTTTCAGTTTTTAAAGTATTGATGATTGCAGAGTATTGAGCCTGCCACATTCCCATACGCTCATCATTCTTGAGGTATGGCATTGCTTGCAAGAGAGAACCATAAAGCAAGGCTTGGGGGGCATAAATCGTGAACCAATTGGTTTGGTTTGTGCTATCCAAGGGTTGCACTCGTTCGTAGTACAAAACCTCATAAGCGTAAGTTGTAGCGGGTGTGGGGGCTACCAACCAGTGCGTGTAGTCGTAATCTGAAAAGTAGATAGGTAACGACGTTTCCGTGGGCTTAGGCCAATACTCGCGGCAATACTCGTAAGTACGAAGCAAAATTGGTTGTTTGTTTCCAGTGGTATCTGTTACATTCATAGACACCGTTTTGTGCCAACGAGCAGGTTTATCGATCACCGCATTACCCGTTACCATTGTGCTATTAGCTACAGTCAGGTTTCCAAGGAACTTGATTTCAGCCGCAATAACCTGCTCTGCCAACATAATAAAAGTTGGGATGTAGGCAACTGTAGTAGCATCATTACGCTCGATGTAAGTCTGGATGTTGCTGACTAAGGAGTCATAAGTCATTACAACGGCTGTAGTCATGCAATTACCTCGTAGATTCGTTGAAACATTTTAGTCTGCCTTTTGAATTAAAACAAGGCGCACTCAGCCATTCTGCGTTTGGTCAAACCAGCCAAAACCTTACCACCACCCTTGTTCCAAAGCATCAACTGCTCCTTTGCCCCTTCCCAGTCTTGGGCATTGATTTTTCGCTTCAAAGTAGATGTCTGTAAACGCCCAATGCCGAGGTTGTAAACAAAATCCACGGCTCCGTTGCACTTGCGCTCATCAGTCGCAAGGATGGGGCAATGGCGAAGGACGCCGGGCAAATAGGTGTGCTCCAACTCAATCATCAAAAGCGCCCTAGCCGTCGGCTCGTCCATCGGAGCGTCCTCAAGTGTTACCTTACGCCCATCATGGTAGTAGGTAGACCCGTACCCAATCGTGGCAACATTAGCTGGACATAGGTACGGACGTGATTTATAGCCCTCAAATTGACGGCATAAAGCGGCGGCTAGTTCTAAGTTCATATGCCACGCTTGGCAAGAGTTCTATCAAGGAACCAATAGTTAATTGTTCCAGAAAGAAGGGCTGAAAAGTCTGGTGTCATCATGGTTTTGAACACTTCAACGGCAGGAGCGCCAGCCAACCATGCGTTCCATGCAAACCAAACGTGAATAAATGACCAAACAAACAAAACCCAGTATGTCACCACAGGACGCACAGAAGCAGAAAGTGAGGCTACCCATCCACCAGCCGCTTTAACCATCTCTGCCTGCTGTGTAATTGCATTGTTGAAGGCATCCATAACACCTACATCAATAGCGGCTTCTCTTTGAGCACCAATCTCAGCCAGTTTCTGCTGACCACGTTGTGCTTCAAGGTCGCACTGAAACTTGAACATATTCAGTTCGTGTTGGCGCTCGTTCTTCTTATCGAGCCACTTGAGCACCTCCGGCGCCATCCTAAAAATTCCGCCAAAGATGGAACCTAGCAAACCCCCAGATAACATTTCAAACATAGTTACTCCTTATTTAGCCATCTCAGTGGCGGCTAGATTGATACGAGTTTTAACAGCACCAAGGTCTTGCGGTTCTTTGGTAAACCCAACAGAAATATAGCCTTCAAATGCACCCATCTCAGGAGGAATAGAACCACGACAAATAAAGCCTACGCCTTGTTTTTCTTCCCATTCTGAGGTTTTACCAGTGGCTACCAGCTTGTCGCAATAAACTTCTCCGTTCATCATCGCAATGACTGCCGAGTTACGTGCGGCATCTTTGCCAAACAAGGTGGAGTTGTACCCATCAAGTATGGTTTCCCGACCTTTTGATCCATACGCAAGCAACGTAACCCTACTGTTCACAACAAGCGCTACCTTGTGAACCAAAACAGTCTCAGCTTCCAAGTCCTTTTTTAGTCTTTCAGCTATGTGCTCCAACACCTTGATCTCTTTAAGCTGGGGTTGGTGGCTTGAACTTGTGATGGCATTCAAGATAACGGTGCGGGAATCCCACGCAAAGTACCCAGCAAAGAACAAGAACGACAGCAGGATGACCGTAAACAGCTTAAAAGGATTGTCCACCCACTCAATCAAACCGATCACTTTACCAACAGTGCTGTCGTCTTTTTTGGACTCAGGCTTGGCAGGGGCTGGCTCAGAAATAGATACATTGATTATCTGTTCCGTTTTGGGTTTAGGTGTACGCCTTTTGACAGGCGCTACCTTGGCTGGAGGTTTCTTTGTAACCATTATGCGTATATGTCCAATTTACGGTTTGTGAATATTTCCATGCGAAGTCGGTCTTGCACTGACTTTTTACAGTAAATCTCAAATCCTATGTCTTGCAACTGAGTTTGCTGTTGTTTGGCTAATTCATTTGCCTTGTTCATTTCATGCTGTTTTTCTAATTTTTTTTGGGCAAGGTCATGCTTGTCTGGATACCCAGACGGCTGAACGGTCGGAAATAACTTAATAGTGTCGATCATTGTGGATAAAAATCCAATAGATGTAATTTATAGGAACTGCCAACCAAAGCAGTATTTCCAATACATCAATCATTTTTTCTCCCGTTCAAGTGCATCCTTGTATCCATGAACAACTTTAGCTCTAAGCCATGTGGAATCTGCGGAACCTGACCACTCTGCCAGATTGTTCCAGATCACCACGTATTCTGTTGACTTGCAATGGTTGGCGTTCTGATCCAGCCACGCCATCATTTGTTTGTGTCGTTCTGTTGGATCGTGGACGGTATAACCTATCCCATAAAATTCTCGGACGTGACAGCCATTCTTGGCTACGGCTCCAACTAGCCCTAACAGCAGTAACAGAATGAGCCAACGCATTCATGTCCGATCTCACATACCAAATAGTTTTTTGAAGACTTCCGCCGCCACGCCGGGGCCTAACAGCACAGCCAAGATCACTACATACAGCAGGTACTCGATCTTCGTCATGCGCTTGTCTCCCTCGCGCAAAGAACGATCTATGCTGTTGTATCGTTCAAGGCAGACAGCTTCATGCACGGCAAGTTTAGTCTCCGTTTGTTCCATCTTCAACCTTTGGAACCTCTGGTGGTTTAGCCGCTTCTTGAATTGCTTGGATCAATGCATACACCTCTTGGTAGGGGCGTGTTCCAAGGTAACCAAGAACTTGGTTTACAACCTCAATGTCTAGATGTAACTTCATGCTTTAAACCGTTTTATATTTTGGATAAACAGGAAACGGTGGGTGATTCCTGTTTGTCCTAATTACTTCTTTGACGTAAAGTTCATACCCATCAAACGATTCGTCTGCTTGGTCAAACTTATCTGCCGCAATGTCAGCAGTAAACTTTGTAAGCAGTGTCTGAGCCGCTTCTGGTGTTGCGGCTGGGGGGAACTTGCTACTATCAACAATAAAAGACGACGATGCAATTTGAATTGTCATTTGATTCTCCAATATTCAATGGTATTTGGATATGTACCGCTACTACCAGTTTGTTGTGTTGTGTATGGGTATGGGCTATAAAGGTTTGCTGTACTTGCCGTAGCTGACGTTACAAGTAATGGGAAAGTCGTGTACTGCGTTTGGACTTGCATAATAGCGTCTGAACCTAAATACATTGAAAGCCCTTTTGAGTACCCACTTTGATTTGAAATAATTGCGTCTGCGTTAAATACAGTAGTAGAAAAATCTGATTTTTTAATTACAACAGTGCCAATCATTACATAGTCAGTAAGTTCTAGATAAGGTTGCGTATATTGAACATTAGTGTTGACTGTTGAAATATTAGTCCAAGTAGCGGCATCGGTAGATTTCCAAATACCAATTGACCCAAAGACATACCAAACATTACCTAAAAAGACAATGTTCATTTGGGGATCATCTGAGGCGGCTGATTGAATTTGATTGTGTGTCCAAGTAGCGCCGTTGTTTGTAGAAACAGCGGCATACCATCCAGCCGTTGTGCCATAAACAAAACACCACCGAGTGTTTGCGGAGTCGTAGTCTCCGGGGCATTGGTAGTACGAGCTGTTTAAAGTTCCGGCAGGAGTCCAACTGTAGGTGACAAACGACTGACCACCATTGGTAGTGACAAATACACGATTGCTTGAAACCCGTGAGTTGTAAATCATCATAAACGTACTGGAGTTGTTTCCCGCAGAAAACGCACCCACTACACTTTGATCTTGAACTGAAACTACTCCAGTAAATGTTGTAGCAGAAAAAGTAGTGCCATCGTCTGTTGAGTATGCCCACCTAGCGTTAGCTGGAACAAACACGGTTGTACCATCATAGTTTTGGTTGAACCTACATGCAGAACTGCCAGCAGGGGTGTAATAAGCGGCGGATCCAGTTATTGCCGTAGTAACTTCAGTAATTGTTGCGCCACCATTAGTTGTTCTAAAAAACGTGTATTGGCTACTACCATTAGTGTCTGTCATACCAAAAAATGCTTTTTGATTTACTGCGCTTGCTCCTACATTGTAGTAAGACGGGCCACCAAATGCGCGGGAATCAAAGGCGCTTACTTGAGAAACCATACTAGGCGTTGTAACTGTCCAAGTAGCCCCAGTTGAAGATGTGTACAAAAGCGCAGGAGAAGTTGAACCTACACTGGATGGACTTGCGATGACTCTAAAAAGACTGGTTGATGAATCATACCAAGATGCTATTGGGTATACAGTTGGGCTTCCAACATACGCGCCTGTTGTTGCGTTATAAACAGGAACGGTTTGCGCATTACCTGTTGCTTGTTTGTAGCCGGGCGGGTTTTGCGTACCTAAAGAATTCGTGCCATTTGTAGCACCCATGCCCATGTATCTATACTTACCAGTTCTGCTTGTAAAAGGGTAACCTGCGGCTGGCACAAAACCGCCAAAGTAAGGTAAATATACACTTAGGTTGAGTGATGTTACAGAGGGAACAACAGTTCCAAAATTCTTTTGCGCATTTCCACTTATAGTCTGGTTTTGCACACTTGAAGTTTGAGTATTAAGCGAAACATACTTTGCATAGTTTGTATTTGAAAGTAAACAAGTCGCGCTTGACGGAAGGTATTGCGCACCAGTAGCGTCAATAATCAACCCATTAGAAGAATTATTACGATATATAGCCCCATTGACAGGTACAACTGGTTCAATTTGTGGATTTGTATTACGTCCCATGATTAAGCCTCATATCCATAAACAGAAACCGCAACAGTAGCAGTGTCTGTATAAACAACAACAAGTTTAGCCGCTTGCGCAACTATTCCACTTCTTTCTAAAACACTACCAGCCAATAGGTTGTAGTCGTACTCTAGGTACTCAGATGTTGACGGAGTACCAGAGGCACACACAGCCAATCTCACGTTTGCAGGTGCAGTTCCAGTATTGCAGAAACTCACATTGAACGTCGCTGTGGTCGAACTCGGAACTGTGTACACTGTAGTGTTTGTTGATGCTGAAGGGGCAGATTGCCCTAAAATTCCAGATGCCATGATTGTTCCTTAATTGAAACTGCTACAAAAGTAAACGAATGGAATACTAGCTGATGTACCACCACTTGCGGTGATAGTGATAGAACCACCAGCATTAGTGATTGAGATACCAGTACCAGCAGTAAGTGTGGCTTTAGTCAACGTGTTGCCTGAAGAGTTACCAATCAGCAATTGACCATCAGTATAGGATGTCTGCCCTGTACCACCATTAGCTACTGCAAGGGTGCCAGCCAGCGTGATAGTGCCTGAGCCAGTGATTGGGCCACCGCTTGTGGTCAACCCAGTAGTACCACCTGATACAGCAACAGAAGTTACTGTACCGCCTGCACCAGTTGCAGATAATGTGCCGCCAGCGAAGCTAACACCAGTTCCAATGGTTACATTGCTAAAACCGCCTGAACCATTGCCATACAGGATTGATGTACCGCTTGTAGCTGGTGCGTAGTCTGTTCCAGAAACAGCGGCAGAGATTGCCGTTCCATTACCTTTTAAAACACCTATAATGGTTGTTGATAGTGTGATGGCGGGGGTTGTGGTCGCGTTTGCAACTGTACCCGCCAAACCATTTGCAGACACCACAGAAACAGATTGCACAGTAGCTGATGTGCTACCAGAGGAAGCAAGCAAAGTAACTACGCCAGCACTGTTCTTGGCGTACAGTTTCATGTCGGCAATGTTTAAACCTAACTCGCCGTTTGCAAGGTTTGTGTTAACAGGAACAGCCGAAGCCGTTGCGCTGTAATACAACGAAATTGGGGTGAAGCCTGATGCCGCCATTAGAAAGTTCCTCCAAAGATGCCAGTAGTGGCAGTCACCGTAGTAAAGGTGCCATTTGCCGCAGTTGTTGCACCAATTGTTGTGCCGTTAATTGTTCCGCCAGTAATTGCCACAGAGCCAGCATTTTGCGTTGACATTGTACCAAGACCAGTGATTGCCGTGTTAGGAATTGTGGTAGAAGCAGACATGGCGCTTGTACCATTTCCGTACACATAACCAGTCAGTGTTGTGGCTCCAGTTCCGCCGTTTGCTACTGGTAGGGCTGTCCCAGACAGGGATACCGCCAAAGTACCACTTGTAGTAATTGGAGAACCTGTCACCGACAAGAATGATGGCACAGTCATAGCGACTGAAGTCACCGTACCGCCAGCCGCTGGGGTGGCAGAGATTGTGATGCCGCCAGCAGTATTAGAGATGCTGACGTTTGTACCAGCAGTCAAAGTTGATAAGGAGTATCCAGCACCATTACCAATAGCCAATTGACCATTGGTTGGAGTAGCCGTAAGTCCCGTACCACCGTAAGCAAAACCAATAGCCGTACCGTTCCATGTTCCAGCAGTCAGCGTACCAACACCAGTAATACCAGTGTAGGAACCGCTTATACGACCTGTAGGAAGCGTTCCAGAGGTGATGTTGGAGGCATTGGTAGTGTCGGTAGTGGCAGAAGCGGCAAGACCTGATACAGCACCTGCGGCAATGGCAATTGAGGTATTTGTAACGCCAGTCAGTTGACCCTGTGCATTTACTGTCAAAACAGGAACTTGGGAAGCAGAACCATAGGTTGCCGCAGTTACCGTTGTGTTGGTAATGCTAAATTGGTTACCTGCAAGCGTTAAGCCAGTTCCAGCGGTGTAGACACTTGCCGCGCCAAACTGAAGCCAAACGATGGGAGTTGTGCCAATCACAATTGGCAAAGCAGTCTGCTGAACCCATGATGTGTTGGCGTTGACGGTTCCAGAAAGTATCAAAACGTAGTCGCCTTGATCAATCTCATTGGTTCCAGTTCCAGTAGTGTCGTAATCAGTTGCGCGAGTCAGCACCCAAGCAGTAGCACCAGAACCTACAACAGTTACCGTGTAAATGCCGTTATAAGCGCCATTGGTCTCATTTTTAACCAAAATACGGTTACCAACTGCTGGCGTAAATCCATCAATTGACAGCCCAGAAAGTGGTACGGTTTTTGTCAAAGTTGCACCGACACCAGACGCGCCGTTGTTGTAAATTACGGTGCCAAGGTCTGCGGTAGTTGCATAGTTACAAGCAGGGTGAAAATTGATACCAGATACAAGCGCATCAGCGTACAGTTTGTTGACAATGTCAAAGTCATTGACTGGCGCATTTGTAATCGTGCCAGATGTCATTGCTACACTGGTAAACGTACCAGCCGCAGGAGTAGCACCACCAATCACAGAACTGTTGATAGTTACACCAGTAACCGTTCCACCTGTAATTGCAACACTGCTTGCATTTTGGGTGGACATTGTTCCCAAACCAGTAATTGCTGTATTTGGAATGGTTGTGCTGGCTGTCATGGCTGAAGTGCCATTGCCATATACATAACCAGTCAATGAGTTAACGCCAGTGCCGCCGTTGGTTACATTTAATACACCGCCAAGAACCACCGCTCCAGATTGTGCTGAGGACGGTGTAAAACCTGTTGTTCCTGCGCTAAAAGAAGAAACACCGCCAGCTAAGGTAAAAGCATTCCAATTGCCACCTGCGTAACCATAAAAAGCATTAGTTTCGTTGTTATACCGAATCTGACCATTAGCACCAATAGGTTGTTGGGCAGTTGAACCAACTGGAACGGTCATCGCCCCAGTGCCGGGCAACACCGCGTTATCTGCCAGCGCAAACGTAGGATTGCCTGACTGACCATCTCCATTGGTAACGCTAATCTGATTAGATGTACCAGTAATGGTACGAGGGTTGATGCTGGTACCGCTAACAAGCGCAAGCATTCCAGAACCAGAAAGACCAGCCAACGTAGCAGGCAATCCACTTAAAGCCAGCGTTGGGTTACCACCAGTACCATTGGCGTTAGAAACGCTTAAACCAGCCCCAGAAACGGCAATTGAGCGTGAGGCTACCGTGGTAGCGGAGTCCTTCACAATAATACCACCAGCGGCGTTATCGAGGCTTAAAGCGGCATCTGTAAGATTGACTCTGAAGAATGAACCTGCTCCACCATCAGTGATAGACAAACCAGTGCTGGCTGTAACGTATCGACTATTAGGTAAGGAAGGTTGTTGCGTAGCCGTTAAGAACGTCTGCGTTTGAGTAGGCTGAGTAGAAATCGCACCCGTAGTGGTCTGAACCGTCACTCCATTTTGGACGATAGGAACCGCTTCAGCACCAGTTAAAGCGCCAGCGGCTGGGAGTTGGGTAATGACGACTTGTGCGGACATTTATGTACTCGTATTGTCTGGAGGGTTTGGGGCAATCGTATCTTTATTTCCAGTGCTTGTGGGAGTCTGAGTGTTCTGCTCCGTGGAAATTTGAAATTGGCTTGAACCATCAAGGTTTTGACTTCCTGTCATCAAGAAGTTGTCATTTGCTGCAACGCTGACATCAGGGCGTGGAAACCGAAGGTTAATCCTTTCGGTTTTTCTTGCGGGTAATCGATAGGGATCAAGCACATCTTTGCATCCACGTTCAGCACATACACGTAACCCGGGTGAGTTTCCATCAGCGACCAATGTCACAAAAGGCACTTTCATCTTGCACCTATCGCATACCGCGATGGCAAGTGATGTCAGCCCCTCAGTGTCAAGGAAAATAGCCATTATCTTGTGTACACGCTAATGTTAGGAGCAAAGTAGATTGGTGACTTGTCACGCTCTTCTTGCTCCGCTTCAAACAGATATTTTTCAGCCATCTTCTCAAGATAGCCAACTCGATCCATTCCAACCTGTGGTAACTCAAGACTCATTCTATGAGCCAACATCATCACCACAGCCTCATACCAACGCTGTGGGACTTCTAACTCATCAGTCAAAGCACCAACATCCATGATTTGGCGCTGATACCAAACAGTCATCTGAACAAACGGATCACTGGGGGTGGGCCATAAATACACCGTTGGCTGAGGAATTGTGCGGTCAAACCAGAACTGAAAGGGCTGATTGGCCGTAAAGTTCTTGTTTGGCAAGTTTGTGTAGTCATCGCGGTTAAGGCGTGACATTTGAATCTCACGGGAGTTATTACCGAAATACAACTCACGCAAAGCCAAAGTAGTGCCGTTATAAGCACGAATTCGGTAATAAATGACTGATTCACCGGGATCAATGTCTGTCCACACCCACTCATTGTTGGACACCACAATAGTCCCCAAATCCTTGAGCATTACCCATGTTGAGCCATCTGTGGAGTATTCCAAGGCAATTGACCAAGTAGCCGACCCACCGCCAGTCACAAAGGGTAAAAAGCCAATAGAACCGATATAAATGGGGTTTGTAGAGCCAAAATTGACAGAAAAATTGCCATTTGCAGAGGTTTGTTGGCAGTATGTATCAACATCATTGTCATACAAATTTGCCACTACACCACCCGCGGAGGTGGTATATGCACCATTTGGGCGGTTCATTGTGCGGTAAAGCACATTCAAAACATCAATACAACCCAATGGCATGGAGTAAATGTATTGGTCAGCATTCAAACCAAACACTTTTTTGCTGATTGCCCAATAGTTAATGCCTCGATTGGCAAGATTAGACAAAAGGAAGAAAAGTGACTGGCGTGAGGATAAAACCTGCTCAGAGGTCAACTCCTCAGCCAACTTACCACACCGACGAGCGCCGTGATCTATCAATGTTTGGACATTGATAACGGTCGTTCCTACGGTTCCTGAGTAAGCCATATCAGCATTTCCATCTGTTTAAAGCAGCCGCCTTGCGAGTTGGATTGCCCTTTTCATCTTTCATTGGCCCGGGCATACCACTCATTCTGGCGCAAAATGAATCCTTGCGGGCACCGCCTTGAGGTTGTGGTGCTTTTAGGTTCGATCCTGTCTCTCTATTGTACTTGGCTCGCCCTTTTTCCGTAAGACCTGCGCCCTTTTCTACGGATAATTTTTCGCCACGCCCAACAGATAAATTTGGGCCGCCATCTTTTAATTTGGCGGTTTTTGCTGATTCTCTGAAGGCTTTAGCCGTTGGCGCACCCTCGCTACCAACTCTGCGCATTTTTTCCCCAGAGCCTTCAGCGATTCTTTCACGCTTTGCATTGATATTGTCATACAAGCCGCCTCCCTTAAATTTCTTGCCCTCATCAGCCTTTGCAAACTCTTTGCCGACCTTTGTGGGAATACCAACCTTTTTGGCAAACGCAGGGTTATGTGCGACCGCTTCCATCAAACGATGTTGGGATGGTGATTTGCTTGGCATGATTAACCGCAGAAAATAGTGATTGCCGCACTTGCAGGCAAGGTCACATGGATGTCTGTGGTGAATCGGATACCATTGCCGGGCAACAGCGTCGCAATAACAGCCGTGTTAACTGTGATGTCTAACTCAAGCAACAGTGTGCCACTTGCACCACCATCGCGTAATTCTATGGTGCCAGCAGTGCCACCGGGCTTGATCTGATACCCGCCAAGGTTTGTCGCACCAGCGTAAATTGTTCCCGTACCATTTGCGTGTTTCGAGAATACATTCGTCAATGTTGCCATTTATTTCTCCAATTAAAAGCAGGGGCCGAAGCCCCTACCTTATTTCAACAAGCCATACCGCCACGCTTTTTACTTGCAGGTGAAACCGTTACAGACTCTTTAGTCTTGGTAACACTCTCAGAACCCTTGGGCATGAAGTAATCTTTTGCTTTACTAGCAAGTTCTTTCATCATGCTCAGAGGATTCAAAGCATCCTCAAGTTCACGGTTGTACTTACCAGTTTTATCGTAAGCACCCTTGGACAAGTCCTGAACAGTCTTGCGTTCGCTATCAGTGATTGAACCCTGACCAGAAGTTGTACCGCCACCATTCATTCGTTTGGGAGACCCATACTTCAGATTGCTGTCGGTTTTGGCTTCACGCATGGCAGTCTTGTTTTCAGCCGCATTGTTTTTCAACAAGCGTGCTTCAGCAGGAGTTGCTCGACCACCATTCTTGTAAGTACCAGCCAAACGGCTGATCTCTACTGGTGCAGGTACTGGCTTGCGACCTTGGGTCATCGCGACGGGTTTGCCTGAATCAACAGTTTCCCCCGTCGCGTAGGCTTTTTTTGAGGCTTTCCCTCCCATTTTGTAGCCACCGCCATTACCTAAAGCAACGCCGCCAGTCTTGTAGCCACCACCATTACCATTCTTCACGCCACCTGTTACGCCACTAGACTTGCCAGTATACTCAGCAGTGTGCATCAGAGTGTCGCGGTACTTGCCACCTTGGTCTTCAGTATTGATGATGCCATCACCGGCCACACCACCCTTGGCAAACTTCTTGACGTTTCCGCCTTTTTTGTAGCCGCCTTGACCATTGGTAACACCACCAGTAGCGTACTTGCCGCCCTTCTTCAGTTTCAAAGAAGTGCCTTTGTCGCCTTTATGCTCTTGGGCATCATGCTGCTTGAAAGCCTTTTTGATCATGGCTTTGTCTTGAGCCTCGTCCATCTTGCCGCCTTCAGCCTTACCACCTTTTTTCATCATAGGTGTAGGCATAGATGGGCCAGAAGGAGTGACAGCGGGTTTCGCCATCATTGCCTTGCGACGCATAGCCATAGAAGGCTTGCCGGGGGCGCGAACGGGAGCATTCACAGCAGGGCGACCAATCAAAGCGGGAGTGCCAGCCATCATGTCCATAGCACCACCGCCCATAGCCATCTTCTTGTGACCGCCTTCAGCCATGCCGCCTTTTTTCATCTTGACTGCGCCGCCTTTTTTGAGTTTTAACTCAACTGAAGGCTCTGTGGTCATCATTTTGACCATTGGTTTAAATTGTCCCATGTCACTCTCCTTTAGGCTTGAGTTACACCGAGAGCGCCAACGCGAGTAGCGTTAGGGCCGACAGCGATTGCAGGCAACAAAATTCCCATCGTTGTACGAACGATACCGTTCGATGCAGTGGCAGGGGTGTATGTACCGCGAACGTCACCAGTAGTGGTTGTGGCTGTTGCAGTGTCTGCGGCTACAAACGTACCAGCATCTTGTGCGAGTGCGTTGTTGCTCTTGACGCTGGCAACGTATGACACGTTGAACACGCGAACTGGGATACCAAGGATGTCAGTAGTACCGACAGCAATCGTCGCACCCAATGCACCAGAAATTGATGCAGAAGAGATTTGGAAGAATGCTTTCTTGCCAGCAACAGTAGTTGACTGGACAGTACCAGTTGCAATCACTTCGCTCATCAACTGACCGTAGTAGTCATAACCAGTGATGGTCACGTTGCGGTTGGTCAATGTGCCAGTACCAGACACAATGCTCACTGCGCGAGGGCAATCCAACTGCAACACAGTCACGCCACCAGCGGTAGTAACAGATTTAACTGAAGTACCAGCGGTCAACGCAATTGAAGAAGAAGTTGTTTGTACAGCGGCAATATTGCTTGCAACCAGTGCTTGAGGAACGATGTCCCAAACGTAGATGCGACCCAAGGGGCCAACACCCAAATCCATAGGAGAAGGGTTATCAAGAGGCACATTGGTGTGTGCGGTAATTGTGGTACTAGAAGCAGTTACCGATTGGTTAACCGTGTAAGTACCTATACCGCCAGAGCCAGTACCAAAAGCAGTGATGTAAGTACCGTCGGTCACGCTAGTGCCGTCGATGTACATACCTAGCACGATTGGCGAACCAGTCAACATTGCAGTTACGGTCAATGTCGTAGTAGCAATCGAGCCAGTAAAAGTTGAGGTGTAGGGGCGCAGACCCGTACCCATGTAGGTTTGGGCTGGGCCTAGAAATAGGTCGTCTGAATATTGGGGCATTGTCTTCTCCTTGAAAAGTTTGACAAATACAAATTAACAAAAAAGGGGCTGGGTTTTATCCCAACCCCCTTGGCACTTTAGATGCCGGGTGTGCCGTAAACGGCGCGTGGATCAGTAAAGCCCACTTGGTAACGCTCTGTAGCCTTGTAGCGCATAGAGTCGGTCTCAAAATCACCTTCCATGGTTTTCTCAAGTTTGCGACGCATCAGCAACTTCATGCCTTCAGGAGCATCAGTCTGAACCCAGAATGCCGTGGAACTAGTCAAACGAGACAACACTGCTGCACCTTCGTCCAAAAGGCCGATGGATTTAACAGGGTTGATGTCATTATTGCCAGTGCCTGAGCGCAGGACAGACTTCAACAGAACTTCGGCTTGGAAGACATTGCCGGGAGCCACGATCAATTGACGTGGAACCAAACGAATCTTCTTACCATTGTTGTCCACAGCCTGACGGATTTGGATCAACATCTGCTCAAGAGAAGTCTGTGACAAGTTAGCGGCAGTAGTCAGCAAATTGCTGAATGTGCCATTCACAATGGGGTGTGCTGAATTGCTCAGAGACACGCCGTCACCGCCGGGATAGCTTGAGTTGAATGCGCGATTAAGCACATTAGCACTCAATGTCTCCTTAGTCTCAATCAAAGACTGAGCCAAGTGACGAGCATAAACCTGACCGATACGGATATGGTCGCCATCTTCAACCAACACTTTGGTCAACGCGAAGGCTAAACCATACACGTTATACACATAGCGTTGCAAGAAGAGAACACCACCTTGCTGATAGGACACAGGTGTTCCATCAGGCAATTGAGGTGCGGCACCAAATCCATAAAGGACTGGTTCTTCGTGGTAGTTACGGGGAATACCTTCTT